CACGCCTGCGCCTGCCTGATGCCTTCCTTCAATGGGTCATCGTGTAGGGCTAGAATCGCCCACAGAAGCCCTAGAACGCCCACTAGGGCGCCGAATATCAGATATTGCATAAATCCCCTTTGCGTTGAACTTGTGGATAAGTATGAAGGGAAGGTCTGACATCTTAAGTCCGACACGCCGAAGGTGTCTAGTTGCCTATGTATTGACACCCGTAGGCACAAACGCTACTGTTCTCTTATTGGAGCGAAAGGTAGTAACTCCAAGAAACGGAAGAAGGAAATGAACGGAAAGCAACTAGTTCAGATTAACAGAGGCAAGTTCGTTAGCGTAGATGACACTCACCGCATTGAATACGTTATCTATCGCGGCGGCGCAAGTGAGTGGATTATCTCAGAGAAAAATGCAGACGGTGTTTATTTTTCCGCAGTTGATCACGCACCAACCTTTGAAGCAGCTCGCATCAAATATCTTGGAAAGGTCGGTGCATAATGAAGAAGATTCGATCCATCCGCGTTAGCGAACAACTGTGGCGTCGGGCAATGGCAAAGGCAAAGTCAGAAGGCACAACAGTCTCAGAAGTAATCGTTGATTTCCTCAAGGAGTTCGTCAAATGACAACCGCCGAAATCGCCACCGCCTTTGCCGAGCGCGGTTGGTATGTCTTGCCCTGCTACCCACAACAAAAGGTTCCCTTCTTTCCTATCGCAAAGCAGGGATATAAGTCAGCATCGAATAAGCCCGCCACAGTCAAGAAATGGTTTGAGAAGTCACCGCTTCTCAACATTGGCATCGCTTGTGCGCCAAGCAATCTTGTTGTCTTCGATGTTGACTATCGCAACGGCGGAACCACTGATGGTTTAGAGCTTGACACCTTTACAGTCGCCACCGGCGATGGTCTGCACCTCTATTATCAGGCACCTGTCGGTGCGACCTTTGGTGGCAAATTGCGTCAAGGAGTGGACATCAAGTTCAACGGATATGTTGTCACCGCAGGATCAGTTCACGAGAACGGCAAATTCTATGAAGTCGTCAAAGATATTGAACCTGCGCCTGTGATGGGATGGTGCTAAATGAACGGACTTGATTTGCTCATTGTTTTCTTCACTGCCTTCTACGCATTCAGCGTCGGCCGCAGCGTTATCTTGTGGACTTTCCTATCAGTCTTTTATGGCTTGTGGATTCCATTGCTCTTGCTTGTTATGCCCATCAAGGCTCGCAAAGCCTTCACTTTTCCACAATGGTTTGTGAAGTGGGTTGGGCCTAAATATGTCAACCGCACCATCAACAAGATGGAGCAACAGTTCTAATCGGCAAGAGCGCGAGCAATGCCTTCTTCCAACGAAATCTTCGGCTCATAAAACGAGAGCATAAGTTTAGGATCACCAACCCGATAGGCAACCCCAACAGGAGCCTTCGGGTTGGTGCGTATCTCTGCCAAATAACCTACCTGCATCATTGCTAACTCTGCCAATTCAATGAATGATGTCGCTCTGCCGGTGCAGAGATTGGCAACCTTGACATTGTTGGTGATAGCTTCAAAAGTCGCTCGCACAACATCTTCGATATGAATAAAGTCGCGCACTTGTGTTCCTCGACCCCACACATCAAAGGGCGTTGCCTTCTCTTTGGCTCGCTTGATAAATGATGGAAATGGATAGTCAAGGCTTTGGTCGCTTCCATATCCGCTAAAGGGTCGCAAGACTGTCACCTTCAAGCCCTCATTGCGGCCGTATTGCGCAAGCATCTCACCTGATAACTTCGCCCACCCATAAGTCGAATCAGGCGTTCTGATGTGGTCAAGGTTAATATCCCACTCTTTGAGGTGTTGCTTATATTCAGCTCGTTGCAGATAGATGGGATAAGCGGCAGAGGATGAGAAATAAACGATATGACCAGGGCGAGTGCGAAGCGCCCATTGAAACAGGTCAGCATCAATGGCAAGGTCGGCGGCAACTGCCAAAGGGTTTCCCTCGATAGTGGCGCGGCCACCGACAATCGCCGCGAGATGAATGACGACATCAAACTTGGTGTCATCGGTAGCGAAGAAATGACGGACATCTTTGCCACTCTTGAGGTCAATGCCAGTGATGTGGTTGTTCTTGCTATCAAGATGCTTCTTGAAGTTCGTGCCAACAAATCCTTCGTCACCTGTAATCAGGATTTTCATTTCCCCCACCTGTCGCTTTCGTATTTATATTTTTCAGAATGACCATCAGATGCGCTCAGTTTTCGGTCAACATCAAAGACAAAACTGTCATCGGCATTGAGAGCTGCGCCTATGTGTGACAAAGGCGTAGGAGCATCACACGGAATCCTAGTGCGAATCGAATCGCCTTGAACCTTGGTGTCGTAGTAGGGATCGTGAATCAAGACGCTATCAACAATCTGTGGATAAATCTGTGAAGCCAAGAAGTCTTGGTCGGTGGTGTAATAATTGCCGACATTGGCGGCCTGAATACGCTTTTCAATATCGCGCAAGTTCTTCGTCTTGCCCGCGAACATACCGGCAGAAATCGGATAGTCGTGACCGCTTGGATGGTCTTTGATGATGTGGTAATCAAGACCTGACTGCTCCCAATCCTCGTGAGCTACTCGATCCCGAAACGACAGGCGAGCATCAACATCACGACAGATGACGGCGTCGAATTGCCGATCAGAGAAGGCATAGTAACGCCACAACTTCGCCCGATGGTCTTCAGGTTCACCTACAATGCTGATTTGCACACCTTTGACTCGTTCTAAGGTTGAGATGATAGATTCATCAACGCTTGAATTGACGCTGATATAGAAGCGAACAATGAAGCCGTCGTCAAAGGGAAAGTATCGTGAGGCAAGAATCGCGTTCTTGATGGCGCCTATGGTGTAGCGAGGCTCATTGCCATAGAGCGAGAAGGCAATGCACTTCATTGCTTGAGGTTCTTGACGAGAACTGCGTAATCTTCGCTCTTGATGTAATTATCAAACATCAAGGCGTCAAAGGAATAAACCTCACGAGCATTGACTGCCCGATAGCCTTCATCCCATTCGGCTTTGCCAGCAATAGGGTGACAATGCTCAATGATGATGCCTGGCAAATATGAAAGGTTGCCAAGGTCTTGACCCAATCGCTTCCAAAAGTTGTCAAGATAGAGATGCTTCAATTTCGGTGGCACCATCCCGCCAAGGTCACGGACAATGGCACCTGACATCATCACCGCAGTTGGCAGATTCTCGCCTTGCAAAAGGTCATTGCCATAGGCAAGTCCAGGGCGCGGGCCGATAGCTCGCATCAATACCACATCCCAATCAGGCGTTCTGAATCTGTGGTCATCGCCGATAAAGGTGAAGAACTCATACTCATTGGCATATTTCTTGGCAGCGACATTGATGGGATAGGCCATTCCTCGCGTCTTGTTTTCAACTTCAACAATATATTCCACGCCAACTGCGCTGCGATAGTTCACAAGTTCATCGTCATCAGTGTCAACGACAAAGAGAATGTCTGACCGGCACGAGAACTCTTTGTGAGCTTGCAATACTTCCACCGCGTTCTTCGGTCTGCCACGAGTTGGCACAAGCACGACATTGTTATTCAGATGCATCAGAAATCTCCCCTGCAATGGCGCTATATGCTGCCAAATCAATGTAAGAATCTAAATGATTCGGTGACTCAATAAGGCGAGCAATTTTGACAAGCGATAAACACAAAGCGACCTGCGAAGGGCTTATCTCAGTTTCAAGATAAACACTCCACAGGTCTGCGATGCGTTTGTGATTTGTGTAAGGGTCGCCATATATCTCGTTGCGATCCGTTGCGGTGAGGCGTTTTGCCTCATCCAAAATCTTCCCCCGATTCATTGAACTATTTGTTTCCGCGACCGAACTCTGTCGCTTTAGGATCAATGGCCTTCAAAATTGGGCCAATGACTGCGGCCGCAAATGCGGCAACATAATCTTTCAAAGGGCGTGATGGGTCGGCGAGGTAGAGAGCTGCGACTGCTGCTGCTCCTGCTCTTGCATAGGTGCTACCGATTGCGATGAGTTTGTCTTTGTCGAACATTTGCACTCCTTGAACTTAGGTCTGCCGAACCCCACAATGAAGACCGGCAGAGATGGCTTTAGTTTGCCACGATTGTTCTTCTTATAGGCGCGAATCTTACGCGCAACCATTCCACCATTGCGTTGGTCGCCTTTCGTGTCGGGAGCAGTGTTGCCCTCGATACAGGTCAGCGTGCCATTGGCCTTGACCGATTCAACAATGCCGACATGGGAGATGCGGTCAATGCCATCAGCAGGAAAGTCAAAGAAAACGATGTCGCCAGGCGCAGGCGTTGCCTCGGCCACCAGCGTCCACGCACCGGCATCGGCAAATGCCTTCGCCCCTGCGGGCGTATAGGTGCAATCAGGAATTTTGAGTCCGACCTGCTTGGCACACCAATTCACGAATGCGCCACACCACGGTTGCTTTGCCTTCTGATACTTCGTCTCATTGTCGGCAGGGCCTTCAATGTATCCGACTTCGGCGCCTGCAATGTGGAGAAAATTATCTAATTGTTTATTGCACATTATCGCTTCAAGGCTTCTTTGACGAGATCGGTCAGGAAGTCAACCTTCTCTTCCAACTGATTGACCTTATCTCGCATCGAGCTTCCCCCATTCGGTTTGAGTTCATTGAGATAGTGTTTGACGAGCCATTTGATTCCAATGGCGACAGAGCCAAGGATTGAGATGGCGGCAACTGCTAAGGATGCCCAATCTAGTGCGGTCATTTATTTATCACCAAGACCATCATTGTCACAGTTCCTGCTGAGGCAATTCCCCAAATGCCGGTTTCGTGGTTATCAATGACAAGTTTGTCACCATTGTCCATCCGATACCCTGTCGAAGTTGTGACATCTGAATTGCCGATGTAGCACTGACCTGACGAGCTATGAAGACAAACCTGCTCGGCAGTATTGGTTGCATCAACGAGAGCCGTTGGTGTGGTGCCGACAGTAACTTGGCGAGTTGAAATGCCCATTGATTACTCCTTGAAAACGACCCCGAATGCTGATCCTTACTTGGAAATTGCCGCAATCTCTTCGGCGGTTAGACCGAGGGCGGCGAGCTTTGCCTCAGCATTGGCCTTTGCCTGTGCCTGCGCCTGCGCTGCTGCTTCTTCTTCTGCCTTAGCAAGGGCATAGGCTTCGGCGTCGGCGGCGGCTTGGGCGATTTCTTCTGCGGTTAGTTCGATTTCCTCTACCGCACCTGTTGAGCAATCTACTACAAGTTTTGTTGGCATTGTTTCTCCTTATGAGTTTTTTATTCCGTAAAGGGTTGCGGTTGAGTATTGGTTGAATGTCCAAGATTGACTAAATGGTAAAAGTTTGATTGAAGTGATTGCTGAAGTATTTGACCATAACCCGGCCACAAAATACTGCCAAGCCTCAGTTGCATTATTTTCTGTTACAAGATCAACAGAATAACTTTTATTATTACTTCCAGTGTAGTTAGGAATATAAATTTCATTATTACTAAAGGTGCTACCCGTAGCATCATTTCCTACAATATCTCCAATGTAATTATCTGAACCACTTGTGCTGCTAGCAGCGCTGCCATTGCCTCTTGCGGTTCTTCTACTAAAAGAAGCAGAACTACTATTAAATTCAATAGCAAGGTTTCCTGTTATTCCTGCAAAACTGCATCGCGCAGATAACCGAACAACCAAATCCGTATAAGTCGCGGGTATGCTTGTAAATTCTATATTAGCCGCCCCACCGCTTCCCACAGTTACAGTTGCAATTGCTTCATAAGTAGTAGCCATTATGCCGCCTTGATTCCGTAAAGGGTGAACGTTGAGCCGGATTGGAAATCGTTTGAGCCAGATTCCGCAGTCAGAGACACTCCTGTGATTGCACTTGTACTACGCCATAAACCAACACCAGCAACCACATAAGATTCGGCATTGTTGAATCTATGTAAGCAAGTTTTATACGTTGTTGTATTTGCATAATTTTGAATATGAATTATCC